TTACGAATCCAGCACAGCCAACACAGACATTTACCAGTCCTGATGCTGCGGCTACCACAACACAAACTGAACCAGTGGTAGCCACAGCAAACAAAGATGATCCTTCAATTGGACAAACTGCCAGTCCTAGTCCTGACGCTACACCGGCAACTGTGCAGACCAATGCCGAAGAGGCCGTGGATCAAAATCAGGCACTTCCTCCAGTGACAGTGACAGCTGACAGAGAAGATAGTGAGCGTGCCACAAAGCAGAGTTATGTGTTTTATGCCACACGGGTAACTAGTGAATTTCGGCAAGGACGATTTGAACAAACGCTAGAAGGGGCACTTTACATATTCCCAAGGCCAAAAAAATCTCAAGTGGTTGATACTTCGGCTGTGGTCACATCGGCTGAACTTGGTAGCCAGAGTTTTGGATTGAATCCCAATAACAATACGCCTCGAGTCAGTCCAAACAAGAAAAAAGTAGCGTCACCGCAAGACGTAAGAAAAGCCACAATAAATTCTGGTCGTTGGGGGCAAGGAAATTCCCCTGGGAATGTCAGCGTTGGTGGTAGTATTTTAGGACCACAGCAGACTGACGATGCTGGCCCAGGTTGGGGCGGTTAATCTAATGCATAACTGAAAGAATATAAATGGCAGATAATTATTATACCACACATGGCAGACCCAAGGGATATAAATTTGATCGCGGCGGTGTGCCAGCAGACATGGGTCCATATATTGGTGAGGTAATGAACAATGTTGACACCATTCGTTCAGGACGACTACAGGTTTACATTGAACAGTTTGGCGGCGGCAACAAAACCAACACAGCACTTTGGCGCACAGTAAGATACCTGCCCCCATTCTATGGAATAACACAAAAGCCCAATGGTGGTGCAGCCGGTGACGGTACCTGGACCAGCAATCAACACACCTACGGTATGTGGTTTACTCCACCCGACATTGGAGTCAGAGTAATGTGTTTCTTTGTTGGCGGCGATCCATCGCAGGGTTATTATCTTGGATGTATTCCTGAACCCGGTGTAAATCACATGATTCCGGCTATTGGTGCAGCACCCAAAGGACAGTATATTCCTGGAAACAAAACACAGGCCAAATACACTGAAACCTCACCACAACAGCCAGTAACAGAGATCAACGCCAAGAGCAATGCAATCATCAGCAATCCTAGATTTTTTGATTCTCCAAAACCTGTTCATGCTGTGGTGGCTGGTACATTTTTTCAACAGGGCCTAGACAAAGATCCTGAACGTGGCCCAACCAATAGCAGTTCACAGCGTGAAAGCCCCAGTGCTGTGTATGGTATCTCAACTCCGGGTCGGCCGGTATATCAAAGCGGAGTTGGTCCAAATCAAATTCGCAAAGATTTGATGGAAAACAAACTCAGTCCCTTGGACGTGGCTGTGATTGCTCGCCAAGGTGGTCATACCGTTGTCATGGATGACGGCGACTTAGAGAATCAAAATGCCATGATACGCCTGCGCACCAGCAAAGGTCATCAGATCACAATGAGTGACGATGGCAACTTCTTTTACATTGTGCATGCCAATGGCTTGACATGGATTGAGTTGGGAGTAGAAGGCACAGTGGATGTGTTTAGCACCAACTCGGTCAACGTCAGAACACAGGGCACAATCAATTTACATGCTGACAAAAACATCAACATGTATGCCGGAGAACAGATTAATATCAAATCTAAAGTAGCGTTGGCACTTGAAAGTGATGGTACAATATCTAGTTACAGCGCAGGCAAAACTACATTTTATAGCAAAGTGCAACTTGGTATCAAAGCTGATGGGTCGCTGGCCCTCAAAGGCAAAGGTGGAAGTTTTGATGGTGGCGCAGCATTGAAACTCAAAGGCGGTAGAATTGACTTAAATGGCGGCGGAGCTGACGATGTTGCTGCACCCAAGCCCATGACTAAATTCACCTTGAGTGATACTGCGTTCAATGCTTCGACGGGATGGGAAGTTACTCCCAGCAAACTTGAAAGCATTGTAACTAGAGCCCCAACGCACGAACCCTATCCTTACCATAATGCTGGTGTTGATATCAATGTCACTATTGGAGAAGGCACTGCACCACCACCTGATGCAGTTCCAGTGCCCAAGGATATTACTATTACAAAAAATTAACCATGGAATACACAGCTGATAACAAATTAGTTTACACTGGAGACGACCCCATTGTCTGGAGTCGTGTCAATGCCGAACGAATAAAACAAGGATTGCCAGGTCTAGCTGATATAGGACTTCCAAAGCCCGCAGATGATGGTAAATCCTACACGCCTTATCAACAATATACTCCGGCCACTGGAACTGCATCAGGTTCAAGTACTAAATTTAATTTTAATTTTGGTGGAGAAAATTTCACAGTCAATGCACCTGCTGGAACCACTGAAGCTCAAGCACGAGCTATTTTTGATCAGCAGGCCAGTACCGGAAGCCTTACTGGTTTGCAAAAAGGACAATCGTTGAGTGCATTGACTCAATTTAGCGGCGGCCTGCTGTCGGCTGCCAGTCAATTGGGAAAATCTGCACTGTCAGGCGTGTCAAACTTGGCCAGCAAAGTGGGTAGCCTAACCGGGGTGCCAGTTGGCAAAGGGATGAACGTAGCCGACTTTGTCAAGGTAGGCACTGGTGTTGCAAAAAAAATTGGTGCACTTGATATCAAACAAGTACAAGGACTGATGGCACAAAGTGCTTCGGCAGCCGGGCAGGCCAGCACTGACTATTCACTGTCACAAGGTATTGGTAAGTTTGGTATCAACCCAACTCAATTAGAATCATCAGGATTTTTAAAACCTGGCACACTAGCACAGTACGGAAAAAACGCACCGGTCACTGGCGCTGATATTCAAGAAGCACAGAAAATCAACGCATCGGGTGGAAGTATCACAGCCGAGCAAGTGGCCACCAATCGACAAATTCAAGATGTGTTAAAAACTTCTACAGTATGGACCGGCAAAGATGGCGTTGGTAATCTAGGAAGTCTTCTTGGCGATGCAAACAAACAAGCAGCAGTTCAAGTCAACCTATTGGAAAATGGATTTAAATCGTTGAATAAGTCTGGATTAATTCCTGATGGCGCCACATCAGCACAGTTAGGTAGTCTAGTACAAACTGCAGGAAAATTTGGAGCAGCGGCTGCAGCGGCCTGGGCCAAAGGCGCATCACCAGCAGGCATTGTGCAGCAACTCAATAATGTTGCCAAACAAGGGCAGTTTGCAGTGAATTTCACAGATTCAAAAGTACCAGCAGCCGCAGCCGGAGTACAATCTGCTGTGCCTGCATTCAACACAGTGAATCGCAAAGTGTTGAATCAATCAGTGACGGCATTTATTGGCGATGCCAAAGTACCCTCAATAGATTATGGACAACCAGTCGCTGCAGCGGCGCCAACTGCAACTCCGTCTGTGGTCAGCACCGGAGTCCTTAATGAACCGTCGGCGTCTGATCAAGCTGAATTTAAACGACTCACAGAAGAAAAAGCAACATTGGGCAGACAGGTTGACTTTGACGATCAAGAGTACAATCGCTTACGAAGCATATATGGGCGCGATGATCTACAGGTCGTCGCTGCCAGAGACAAGTGGGAAGCAGACTTAAATAAGTATAGATCAGTGATTAACACGTTGAACGCATTGGTGGACAAGTATCCTGCTTTACTCTATTACTAAAAAATATGACAACATTTATTGGCTACAGCACTATTAATCAGTACAAAAAGTTCACGCTAGTTGATTACCAGCTGGTCAAGCGTGACCTTCTCAATGCTTTTAATATTCGTCAGGGCGAACTAGTGGGACGTCCAGATTATGGCACAGCATTGTGGGATTTTTTGTTTGAGCCGCAGACCTTGGAAGTAGAAACTGCCATCAAAAATGAAGTTCAGCGAGTTGCAGGTGGAGACCCTAGATTAAAAATCTACAACATGTATCAATATCCTCAGCAGAATGGTATCTTAATTGAATTGCAGATACAAATAGTGCCCAGCACCACCGCCGAACGTCTATCCATATTCTTTGATCAAGAAACACGCCGAGCCAGTTACATATAACTGCGTGGTTTTTTGGGCCATAAATACAAAATAATATACTACTATGGCTAAAACTACCAGACAAACCGTTATTTTTGGAGTCGA